CTACAAATACCGCACTCGGTCTGAATTCGGCTCCTTCATTGACAAGGTGGTGGAGGCATCTGGCGCCGGGGAAAAGCCCGAAGGCGAAAAGTTCAGCATGGCCGAACTGATGGAGCGCACCGCCGGTCAGAACGCGTCCTACATCATGGACGTGCTCGATGGCTGGAGTCTGGGCGAGCAGCTGACCAAGGCGAACGTGCAGCAGCTGGCGGACGAGTTCCCTGCAGCCGCATCTGCGATCATGGAAACCTACCGGAGCGCCTGCCTGGAGGGAAAGTAGCAAACCTGAAAGCGGCCGCCCAGGCGGCTTACTTTCAGGAAAAAGAAGGGGCTGTTTTCTCCGCTGCCGACTATGGCTTGGATGTCGTAGAGGTATGGCCGGAGAACTGGCAGGCATGGACTTTGTTCTGCCAGGTGTCCACCCAGTGGCGCATGCGAATGCAGTCGTTCATTGGGGGCTCGATAAGCACCCCGTGTGGGCTGGACTACGGCGCCATTTACCCCCTGTTGGACCGCGTTGCGTCAAGCAATGCAGAGTGGCTGGAGTTCTTTGAAGACATCCAGCTACTGGAGCGCACTGCGCTCGACCAAATGAGCGAAAACCGCTCCGACAAATAGCCACCTGCGGGTGGCTTTTCCTATTCATGGGCTCGCTACTGGCGGGCCTTTTTTATTTGGGCACCCATGACATCTGACCTGCGAATTCAGGGCGAGGTAGTCGTCAACTCGGAACAGGCTGAAAGCGCCTTCAACCGGGTAGGCGACAAGGCCCAGCAGATGGCCAATGAGGTCGCCACGTCTGCGACCAAGGCAGGCCAGGCCGTTGACAAGATCGGCGATGGCGCGGGCGCCAGCGCAGAGAAGTTCACAAAGGCGCAAGCCAGCTTCCGCGATTCGATCATCAAGTCAACGCAAAAGCTGCAGGAGCTGAATAAGTCGGCCAGCGAAGTGTTTGAGATGCGGGCGGCGAACAGGGGCTTCGACGCGTCCAAGTTCGCCCCCTACATCGAAGAGCTGAAGAAGGCGGAGGCCGCCCAGCGCATCGCCACCGGTTCGCTCGACAAGATGGGCATCAGCGCCGCCCAGACGGCCGCAGCGCTGCGCGGCGTTCCCGCACAGTTCACCGACATCGTGACCAGCCTGCAGGGCGGACAAGCTCCGCTCACGGTGTTCCTGCAGCAGGGCGGCCAGCTCAAGGACATGTTCGGCGGGGCTGGTGCGGCCGCGCGCGCCCTGGGTGGTTATGTGGTTGGGCTGATCAACCCGTTCACCGTGGCTGCAGCCGCTGGGGTTGCGCTGGCGCTGGCCTACAAGCAGGGCAGCGCAGAGGCTGACGCCTACAACAAGGCGCTGATCACAACCGGCAATGCTGCAGGAACCAATGCGGCCCAGCTCAAGGCCTACGCCCAAGAAATCAGCGCTGTTGTTGGCACGCAAGGCAAGGCGGCAGAGTCTCTGGCTGCGCTTGCGTCCACCGGGAAGATCGGCGCGGAGTCTCTGAAAGAGGCCGCCCAGGCTGCTGTGCAGTATGAGCGCGCCACCGGGCAGGCGGTGGAAAAGACGGCAGAGCAATTCGCCTCTCTGCGCAATGAGCCGCTGGCGGCCGTGCTGAAGCTGAACGACGGGATGAATTTCCTGACGGACAGCACGTACAAGCAGATCAAGAGCCTGGAAGAGCAGGGCAAGACCGCCGAGGCGGCGAACGTTGCTCAGCGTGCATTCGCCGACACGCTGTCCGGTCGCGCTGGAGAGATGGAGCGCAACCTCGGCACGGTGGAACGCGGGTGGCTGGCCGTCAAGGACGCAGCCAAGAGCGCATGGGATGCCATCCTGAACGTTGGCAGGGCGTCCACCAATGTTGACCAACTGGCAGCCGTGCGCAAGCAAATTGCCGACCGTGAAAACCAGCTTGCAAACGGCGGATTTGGCGCAAACGGCGGTGGTGCGGCCTTTGGGCGGCCGAGCCAAGCTGCAACGGAGCGCCTGCGGGCAGAGCTTTCCGCGTTGCAGGCCCAGGCGGCGGCGCTGGAGGGCGTTGCAAACCAGAGCCGAGTCGCCGCCGAAGAAGAGCGCAAGCGCGGCGAGCAGGTCAAGGCCACAGCCGCCTTCGACAAGGCGGGCGAGAAGTTCCTGACCGACAAGGCCAAGATGGAGCGCGAACTGGCCGCCGCGCGCGTGCAGGGCGCCGAAGCCGGGAAAAGCCAGGCCGAGATTGAGCAGCGCCTGGCGCAGATCCGCGAGAGCTTTGCCAAGAAGGGCAGCACCGCCGCCGAGAACAAAGAGCTGCGCGACCAGATGCGCGTCTTTGCTGACCTGGCGGGCGTTTCGTCCACCTACTACACCGAGCTGGCCAACTACCAGAAGCAGCGCGCAAACAACGTCATCACCGAACAGCAGTATGTGCAGGCGGTTGAAGACCTGATCAAGAAGCAGCCCTTTGCCGTTGCCATTGCCAAGGAGCAGGCCGACGCCACCAAGGCCCAGGCCAAGGCATCCGAAGAGGCTGCAAAGGCCCACCTGAAATACGTGGAGAGCTTTGGCAAGGGCGCGGCTGCAGCCCAGCAGCAGGCCGACCAGTTGCGCACCGAAGAGGCTGCAGCAGCCATTGCGGCAGATGGCTATTACTCGCTGGCGCAGGCGATCGAATTGGTGACTATTGCCCGGCTGGAAGAGCAGCAACAGGGCCTGCTGGGCAATGAAGAGGCCTACCTGGCCGTGCAGAAGGAAATCGACGCCCGAAAGGAGTTGGTGGGCCTTATCGGCTCCAAAGAAGCCCGCAAGGCTGCAGAGGATTCTGCTAAGGACGCGGCGCGCGAGTGGGACCGCGCTGCGGCCGACATCAACCGCAGCCTGACCGACGCCCTGCTGCGAGGGTTCGAGAGCGGCAAGGACTTCGCCCAGAACCTGCGTGACACCATCAAGAACATGTTCAGCACCCTGGTGCTGCGTCCTGTTATCAGTGCGGTCCTGTCACCTGTGTCTGGTGCATTGGGGAGCATGTTTGGCGGGGCTGGAGGTGCTGGCGGTGGGGGGATTGGCAGCGCGATGAACCTTGCCAGCCTGGGCTCAAATGCACTGAGCCTCTATAACGGCGGCCTGGCTGGCTGGGTGGGTTCTGGGGTCGGGTCAATCTTCGGAACTGCCGCTGGCAATGCAGCGCTTGGCACGACTCTAGGACTTGGATCAAGCAGCTCGATTGCTGCCGCGAATGCCGCGTCCCTTGCTGGTGGCGGCAATGGCGTGCTGGGCATGGGGGCGTCTGGCACTGCTGGCACGTCTGCGCTGGCAGGCGCAGGGGCATTTGCTGCGGTTGCCGCTGTGGTGCTCAACGCTCTAGGCGCATTTAAATCCGAGCGCAAGGTCGGCGGCGGTTTGATGGGCACGCTGGGCAGTGGCAGCATCAGCCCCTGGGAAGAATGGCGCGAAGGCGGCACGCTGTTCAGCGGCCCCAGCTACAGCACCATGAACCCGGTGGCAGAACTAGCCCGGGCGCGCGAGCGTCTGGCCTCTCTGCAGGCGTCCAGCGCGGCAGGCACTCTGGGCAACCCACAGGTGCTTGCAACGCAGCAACTCATCGTTGACCAACTGGAAGCCACTTACGGCGGGCTCGCTGACGCTACGGCCCAACAGTCTAAGGTCATCCAGACTGCGTACGACGCCATGCGCAAGAGCGCTGGCGACATGGCGGACACGCTCGGATTGAGCAGTGACGCTGCGCGCAAGTTCACCACGCAACTGGGCGGTGAAAAGGGTCTGAATTTTGACGGTTTGAATGCTGAACAGCAGCAAGCCAAGGTTGCAGAGGCCCTTGCCACCGCAAACAACGAACTGGCGCAGCAGGTAATCGGGACGTGGGAAACCACGAGCAAGGAAGTCAGCCGAGTCATCGCCACATCCTTCGGCAGCGCGGAAGAGAGCGGCATGGTCACGTCGTGGGAAACCTTGACGGACACGATCACCCAAACCCGCTACGTTGCAAGCGAGTACGCGAAGGATGGCGAGAAGGCCATTGACACCCTGACGCGGCTTGCGAGCAGCTTGAGCACCGTCAACACCATCTGGGACCAGCTGGGTAACGACATGCTCCAGGCGAGCCTGGCTGGCGCAGACGCGGCGAGCCGGATCGCAGAAGCCTTCGGCGGTCTGGAGGCGATGTCCGCCACGACCGGCAGCTACTTCCAAAACTTCTATGGCGCCGACGAGCAGCGCGATGCCATGCGTCGCCAGATCCAAGGGCAGCTCGACAAGCTCAACCTGACTCTGCCAGACATCGACGCCGCAAACGCGCGCGAGCAGTACCGCGCGCTGGCCGAGGCGCAGGACCGCAACACCGAAGAAGGGCTTAAGGCGTATGTTGCTCTGCTGCAGTTGTCGGGTGCCTTTGCGTCCCTAACTCAGGCCGCACAGACCACCACCCAGACCCTGGAGCAGCAGCGCCAGGCCTACTACGGCGCGCTGCAAGATGCAGTCTCTGCCCGCAACAAGTCCCTGCAGAGCCAGCTGAGCGCCGCACAGGAGGTGGAGAGCACGCTCGACAACCTGTTCGGCATCCTGCGCAGCAACGTGCGGGAGCTGTACGGCGAGGTGGACGGCACGCGCGGCATGCTCGCCAGCCAGGGCAGCGCGTTCATCGACCAGGCTCTGGCGGCCGCGAAGGCGTCGGGCTACCTGCCCGACGCCGACAAGCTGGCCGAGGCGATCAGCGCCGTGCGCGGTGGCATCGACGGCGGGGCCTACACCAGCCAGTTTGCATCCGACCGCGACCGCCTGGTGCTGGCGGGCAAGCTGTCCGGGCTGGAGGGTATCGCCGAGAAGCAGCTCACCGACGCACAGAAGACCGTGCGCGCGCTCGAAACGCAGATCGACCAGAACGAGCAGGTGCTGGACAACTGGCGCCAGGCCATCGACATCGCCAATGGCACGTACCAGGGCGTCCTGAGCGTGGAATCGGCCATCCAGCAGCTCAGCGGCTCGCTGGGCCTGTCGGGCAACACCAAGCCCGCCACGGTGTCGGGCGGCAGCGGCGGCGGTGGTGTTGTCGGCCCTGGCTACCGTGATCGCGGTACGGTTCCCCGAGTGGCCTATGGCGCCGATGAAGCGCTGACCAGCTTTGAAAAATTCGAAGCATGGTTCCAGGGCCTCATGACCAATGCGCCCACGTCATTGCTGCAGAGTGACGCCTATAAGGTGCCTGACTGGATGCGCATGGCAGGCTTTTTTGGCACTGGCAGCGAGAGCGACACGCTCGGCTCGTACTTGTACCTCAAGAACAATCCCCAGTTTGCGCGCGACCTGCAGCAGATCATGACCACGGGCGTGTCCAGCCTGCCAACGGATGGCAGCACGCTGGTGCGCAGCGATCTGTCCAAGATGCCCGCCGATGCTGCTGAGTTCTTCAAGAACGACCGCAACAGCCTGCTGAGCTATGAGAGCTTTGGCCTGGACCCGGTGCTGGCGTACAAGCTCTACAAGGATGGCCCCGGCCAGTTTGGGCTGGACATAAAGCGCGAGAACTTTACGGAATGGTTGCGCACCCACAAGTGGACAGATGGCGGTGTGGTATCGGCCAACAACACGCTGGACACGGCCAAGCCCTACGCAGGCTACAACCTGGCGCGCTACGACAACGCCACCGGCAACATCGTCAACCTCGACGGCACCATCTACTCGCCAGACGGCAAGTACCTGGGCATGGCCGGGCGCGACCTGATGGCCAGCGTGTACGGCTCGGCCTTCCTTGGCACCTCGGGCGGCAGCTACGGCGACGCCACGCGCTCGGCGCTGTACAACAGCCAGGTACAGGGTGGGGCTACAGAAGCCGACTACTACGCCAAGATCAAGTCGGGCCTTGACGATGCGATGGCGCAAGGCAAGACGGCCCAGGACATTGCAGATGCGATCAGTTCTACAGGCGCATCCATGCAGGACGTGGCAGCGGCTTACGGCCTCACTGTGGCCGAGCTGGAGGCCAACCTGCGCGCCAAGGGCGCCACCAACATCCCCAAGTTCGACATTGGCACCAACTACGTGCCGCGCGACATGCTGGCCTACATCCATGAGGGCGAGGCTGTGGTGCCAAAGGCCTACAACCCGGCGGCGGGCGGTGGTGGGGCTGGCGGTAATGCCGAACTGGTGGCCGAGGTGCGCGCTCTGCGTGAGGCCGTCGCAGCGCTGCAGGCCGCCGCAGACGAAACAGCAGGCAACACCCGGTTGATGCCGCAGATGGGGCGCCAGTTTGACCAAGTGGCCGGTACAGGCCGCGTTATCACCAGGGCAGTCTGATGAACATCCTTCTACCCAAGACCATCACGAACGCCATGTTCGGCGCCGGGACCAACATCCCGGCTGTGGACTCTTTAACCACGCCCGCAGAGGTTGAATGGGTCACTGGCGGCTCATTTGCTGACGGCACGCGGCGCACATGGAAGGGCTACTGGTACGAGGCAGTTCAGGCCATGACCACCGCGCCGACCAATGCCATTGAACCCGGCACGGCGGCAGCAGAGGGCTACTGGCTGAAAGACGAAGGCGCCCCCACCAACCGCATGGCCCCCTTCGACAAGTACCTGTTCACGAAGGCGCGGCGCGCGGGCTCCATCGTCTATGAGCTGACCCCGGGGTTCGTCAACGGCGCGGCGATCTACGAGATTGAGGGGGACAACCTCGAAATCACCGTCAAGGACGGCGCCACCGATCTGATCACCCCGATTGACATTGAGCTGTGGGAGCAGGCCCCGGGCCTGTGGGAGTACCTGTTCGGCGAACTTGAGCGCGGCGACTACTACGCCCTCAAGGACATCCCGATCAACCCCAACGCCAAGATCACGATCACGATCAGCCGCAACAACCCATCGACCGAGGCCGCAGTCGGCTTTATCAGCGTGGGCAACTGGAAGACGCTGCTCGCGCCACTCACGCAGGCCAGCGGCGTGCAGTACGGGGTCGAAGCCACCACGCGGGACTACTCGTACAGCCAGGAATACAAGGACGGCACGTACATCGATGTGGAAGGCCGCAAGGCCACCGATATCAACCTGTCCTGCGTCATCGCATCCGAAGAGGCGCCAGCGGCGGCCCTCTTGCTTGAGCAGATTCTCGGGAAGGCCGTAGCCATCGAGGTGAGCGAGCTTCCCAAGTATTCCCACCTGGCAACGGTGGGAAGAGTCACCGGCTCAGTCCGGAATCCCAACTGGCCCACCGCCCAAGTGGACATACAAATCAAAGGCAACCCATGACCAGTCCTGTCGCGCCAGATGCGGCGCCGTCCGTGCCGGAGTTCCCGGCGCTTGGCGATCCTTCGTTCAACAGCAAGGCCTACACCTGGGGCACTTGGCTTCCAACTTTGGTGACCTGGATCACCAACGTGGTGGCCGACGCATACCAGAACGCGCTGAGTGCTTTCGAGAGCGCCACGGCATCGGCTGCCAGCGCAGCCGCGTCCGAGGCCTCGGCCGTCACATCCATGGCGGGCTCCAACTTCATCGGCGACTGGGCTGGCAAGACAGGTCAGCAGCTCCGACCTGCCTCCGCCGCGCATATCGGCCGCATTTGGATGCTGCTGGCTGACTTGCCCAACATCGAGGCGGCAGAGCCTGGTGTTTCTGCCAGCTGGCGTGCATATGACGTGGTGCTGCCCTTGGAGCACGTCACCACCGCAGCCCAAACAGCCGTTGCTGGCTACAACTACTCGCTGGAGTTTGCGGGTTCCACCACCCTCACGTTGCCCGCATCGCCCGCCGAGGGCGCCATGGTGTGGGTCACCGTTGCAAACGGCCGGTACGACAACAGCATCGCCCGTAACGGCAGCACGATCATGGCGCTGGCCGAGGACATGCTGCTCGACAACCCTACCACCTACCAACTCCGATTCATCAACGGTTCCTGGAGGCTCCTATGAGCGCAGCAAGTCAGTTTGGCGGCGGCATGCCGCTTGGTTCCACGGCCAAGGGCTACGGCCTGACGGAGCCGCAATGGGTGCGCGCGGATGGCCGCACGCTCACACGTTCCGGGTATCCGCGCCTGTCCACCAAGTTTCCCTGCGGCCGCCTCACCGGCACCATCCGAACACTCGGCAGCACGCCCAGCAGCTACAGCGTGGCAGCCAGCCCGACCTACTTTGTCACGCCACTGGCGGCTGGCAACCCGGGCATGCAGTATTCAACCGATGGCGCAACCTGGTCATCGACATCTGTTTCCACGCCATCGGCGTCTGTGGCGTGCATCATCTGGGCGGGCACCCGGTTTTGCGCCGTCAACACCACCACCACCCAGCCGTTCGTCACCACGGGCGACAACCCGAATTCGACATGGACATCCACATCGGGCGGCATCAACAGTGTCCCCGCTGGGCTGCTGAATTTGCTGGCCTACGGTTCGACTCCGGCGCGTATCGTCAGTGTCGGCGGGTCATCAAACACGAACGTGTACACGCTCGACAACGGATCGACTGCTTGGACCAACCGCACGGGGCTGACTTCGCTCAATCGGCGCGGCGTCTGTTGGTCCGGTCAGAAGTTCTTCATCGTGTGCGAGAACGCCGCTGTGGTCAGTTCATCCACTGACGGCATCACCTGGGCTGAGTCCCAGATCCCCGAGGCCATTGCAGCATCGTCGGGGGACATCGCCAGCAATGGCGCGGGCGTCATTGTGATGACTGGCGCAGCGTCTGGGTTGTGGGTCAGCTCTGACCATGGCGTGACCTGGTGCGCTGTCGGCATCCCAGGGATCGCAAGCTCTAACGCCTGGAAGGTGACCTATTCGGGCGACCGGTTTTTCATCCCAACGGCCGCAGGTGTGGCGATGTCCATGGACGGCAAAGAGTGGTTTGTCGAATCCCAATCCCTGCAGGCCCGCGCGCTCAATTCCGGGTTTGCCAAGAAGGTATCGGCCATCGTGCAGATCCAGGCCAGCGCAACAGCCTACTCGTTCACCGAATCCGCGACGGACTTTTGCGTACCCATGCTGCAGAGCTACAGCCCAGCGGTGTCTGGCAACCCCATCGCTTCCGAGCCCGTATTTATCAAGGCCTTGTGACCATGACCACTTTGCACCATTTCGACCTTTGGGGCTGGTACTCGCCCGCCGAGATTCCCGGGCGCGCTACGGGCGTAGCTCCCGACAACCTGCCCGCCGAGCGCGTGGTGGGCCAGCCCTGGCCCAACTTTACGGGCGATGCCTGGGTGCTTCTGGCCTATGCGGAGCCGCCCGCGACGCCCGCTCCACCGCCCGCGCCGCGCTTGGTCACCGTCGGCGCATTCTTCGACCGCTTCGGCCCGCTCAAGTGGGAGATCCTGGCCGACCAGTCGCCCCTGGTGCAGGCCGTCATCCGTGACGCCCAGGTGCGCCGCCACATTGATCTGAGCAACCCTGATCTGCCGGGCGGCCTCGCCATCCTGCAAAGCGCAGGACACCAGATCGACGCGGAGGCGGTGATCGACGCACCAGTGCTGCCGCACGAAGTGCCGTGACCAGCGCCCGCGCCAACACGCAGCCCGCCTCGGCGGGTTTTTTTTCGACCGCAGAAGAACGATAGCCGAGGGGGATCAATGCCAGAACCGACTTCAACATCAGGCATCAGCCTGGCCGCAGTGTCCATTGCGCTGCTCGGGCCCATGGCCGGGCCGTATGCCCTGATCGTGTTTGCCGCGCTGGCCGGTGCGCTGTGGCCACTCAGCGCGGCCGACACCATGACCAGGAGCGCTGGCTTCTGGCTGATGCTGCGCTGCACGCTCACAGCCGTGGCGCTCACTTCTGCGCTGTCGCTGCTGCTGCAAAGCCGGTGGCAGATCCCTGCCAATGAGGCCTTGGCCCCGGTGGCGTTCGCCATTGGCGCCCTGGGCAACGGCTGGCGCCCGGTCTTCGAGGCCATCGGCTCCGCCCTGCAGGCCGTGCTTTCCCGTGCCAGCGGAGGGCCCAAGCCATGAACACCTTGCTGATCGCTCATGAGGTGGCGTGCCTGCTGCTGTTCTTCACGGTGTTCTGCCGCATGCAGAAGACCAACAGGCGCACGCGCGCCGCCATCCGGCTTTCATTCTGGGCCCTGGGCACCGTGGCCGCGCTGGGCATGGCCTGGCCCTTGATGGGCTGGCCACTGCCGTGGTTTGGGGTACTGCTGGCCCTGGCCATCGTGCAGGTTCAGTGGGTCACATCGCATTACTGGTCGGGCGGTGTGCCCGGGAGTTTCAACAGGGGGAATTCATGCTGACCGCATCCCAACTACGCGCCGCCACCGGCTGCACCGCCGCCCGGGCCGACGAATGGCTGCCGCACATCGTCAAGGCCTGCGAAACCTTCTCCATCAACACGCCAGCCCGGCTGGCGGCCTTCCTGGCCCAGATCGGCCACGAATCCGGCCGCCTGGTGTACGTGCGCGAAATCTGGGGCCCCACCCCCGCGCAGCAGCGGTATGAGGGCAGGGCGGATCTGGGTAACACCCAGCCCGGGGACGGCAAACGCTACATGGGGCGCGGCCTGATCCAGACCACCGGCCGCGCCAACTACCGCGCCACCCGCGACGGCCTGGCCGCCTACGCGCCCAACATGCCAGACCTGGAGGCCGTGCCCGCTCTGCTGGAGCGCCCGGACCTGGCCGCCATGAGCGCCGCATGGTTCTGGCACAGCAAGGAGCTGAACGCCTTTGCCGACCTGGGCGACTTCATCCGCATCACCAAGCGCATCAACGGCGGCACCAACGGGCTGGCCGACAGGCAGGCGCTGTATGAGGCGGCAAGGGCGGTGCTGCTGTGATTGCAGGTCTCTACACCTACGCCGCCACAGCCGTTGTGGCGCTTGCGCTCGGCTTCGCAGGGGGTTGGAAAACACAAGGCTGGCGCTGGGACGCGGCCGACAAGCAGCGCATCGAGCTGGAGGCCAAGGAGCGCCAGAAGCAACTTGACCGCGCCAACACTGCCAGCGCCACATTCGAAGACAAGAGGGCCACCAATGAAACCAGATACCGCACCGTCACCGTTACGCTGGAAAAGGTCGTTGAACGCCCTGTGTATCTGCAGCAGTGCGTCGATCCTGATGGCCTGCAGCAGCTCAATGCCCAGATCAGCCGCGCCGCCGATCCCGGCGAACCTGGCATCCGCCTGCCCAAACCTTGAGCCCATCCCGGGGACTACAGGTCGGGTTATTGCGCCGTGGATCTCGCGCGCGGTGAAGCAGTATCAGGACTGCCAGGACAAGGTGCAGGGGCTGCAAGAGGCGTGGCCGAAGTGACAAAAAAGGCCCTGGCGCTCGGTGCGGCAGGGCCTTGATTGTGTGCTTTTGCGCCAACGGCAGCGCCTACGATGCGCCTATTGACTCAAAAACCATAGCATAAAAGCTATGGTGCCCGGGGCCGGAATCGAACGTGCTGTTGATAAAAACAGTACAATAGGCGCATGAGCAATAGTGCACCTATTCCAAGATTCCGCGCCAAGTCATACAAGATGCGTGACGGGACCGTCCATACCTACTATGTGTGGGATGGTCGAGGTCGGGGCCTTGGAGAGATCCGACTTGGCAAAGATCGTGATCGCGCGCTGGAGCTGTGGGCGCAGTGCGAAAAAGGCGTAATACCCGGAGGCTCGAAGAGGAAGCGGGCGTCAGTGGTGTTAAAGGTTGCGCAGCCAAAGAAACGCAGGGTGGTCGGAGATCTGGCTTGGCTGTCTTCGGCCCAATGGGTGCGAACGATGTTCTTCAACGCTGAGCGCAGAGCCATGAAGATGGGGCGGCCATTCACCATCACTCCTGCTGACATGTTGAATTTGGTTGCAGAGGCGAACGGAGTCTGCCAACTCTCTGGGATACCGTTCGACAAGACGCAGACCAACTCCCCTTTTGCTCCAAGTCTAGATCGCATCGAGTGCGCCAAGGGCTACGAGCCTGGCAACGTTCGTCTGGTGTGCCATGTCGCAAACGTTGCAATGAATACCTGGGGAATTGAGCCGGTTCTGAGGCTTGCTCGGGCCATCATCGCGCCAACGACCGACGCGGGATGCGCCTAATTTTGGCGCTTTCGCAAAAAGTGCTATCAATCAAGAAGCACTACAACCACTGTTTTAGTGGTGCCCGGGGCCGGAATCGAACCGGCACGCCTTGCGGCGGGGGATTTTGAGTCCCCTGCGTCTACCAATTTCACCACCCGGGCTGGAATTCGTGAAGCCCCAAATTATGGCACAGTAGGGCGCATGAAATATCCGACGATTGAAGACGCGGTGGGCAACACGCCGCTGGTGGCGCTGCAGCGCATTGGGGCGCAGGACAACGCGGCGCGTGGCAATGTGGTGCTGGGCAAGCTGGAGGGCAACAACCCGGCGGGGTCGGTCAAGGACAGGCCCGCGCTGTCGATGATCCGCCGCGCGGAGGAGCGGGGCGACATCCGGCCCGGCGACACACTGATCGAGGCCACGTCGGGCAATACCGGCATTGCGCTGGCGATGGCGGCGGCGATCAAGGGCTACCGCATGGTGCTGGTGATGCCCGAGGATTTGTCCATCGAGCGTGCGCAGACCATGAAGGCTTTTGGCGCGGAGCTGGTACTCACGCCCAAGAGCGGCGGCATGGAGCACGCCCGCGACCTGGCCGAGGCCATGCAAAAACGTGGCGAGGGC